TGCAGGATCTATCACATCATTGACTGTAGTCCATGTGTAATAGACAAAGTATCCAAGTCCGACAATCATAACAACGGGAAACCCGTAGTCATTTATAAGACTTACAATGTCCAATTAGTCCCTTCTTGCGTCTATCTTCCCATCTTCTACAAAGTTCTCTGCTCTTGCGATTCTGTTCAGATCAGGTTTCAAATTCAACGCTGCTGATACGCTTGTATCTAGCCTTATAATATCGTTATTCATTATAGAAGCTCTTGTGATGAGCATTGATGTAATGCCCTGTATGCTCTTGATATCGTTGACTAGGTTGCCGAATAGCTGCTTAATGGTCAGGAATATGAAGTAAGCCATAACCAAACTACCTGCAATCGGCAATCCTAAATCTGCTATAAGAGCAAAGACTTCCACTACTTCTCTTCGCCTTTGAAGCTCTTAGAAGCTCCGCTAGTTCCTGCATATAAGCCGAACCATGCAGCTCCTGCACCTACTACTACTGAGATCAATCCTGATTGCTCAAAGTTTGGTGCTTCAAGATCCATAAACCACATGACAGTAGAGTATAGAAGAATGATATAAACAGTCAGAAATAGTCTTGGGAAGATTCTCCAAGAGTCTACAGCTGCTGCTAAGTGAATCCACTTCTGATGAGGGTTCACATTTGTTGTATCTTCTAGCTCTCTGATCTTGTCTTTAAGATCTGATATTTCTTGGATCATTGCCATGAATTTATTTAGATCCATTTCTACTTCATTTCGGTCCATGTCACCACCGAATCTACCGCTGCCATCTTGCATAATTTACTCCTTTGGATATTTTTCTTTTACTTTCCTTATTACAGTTGCGAAAGCACCACTGCTCGTTAGAGTTCCTGCTTCTATATCTTTGTATAGAGCGTCAAGTTGCTCTCTGAGCGGTGGGTAATAAGCCTGTCTTTTTTCTCTATGTGTAGTTCCTGTTTTTTCTATATCTATATTCATGTTGCCTTTACTGTATGTTTCTTCATTGACCAAGTTCTATAGTCCACTTTTTTAAACATGAGGACATAAATACCCGATTCGTTAATATTAAGATTGAGTGTTGTGTCTGACATAGTGCCTTTAGATACACCATCTAAAAAAACTTCTGTCCCTGCGGGTAAACCAGTGACGCTTATAGTGCTGTCTATGGTCCAGTTATCAGAGCTAAAGGTAGGATTAAAAATGTTCTTTGTAGACAGATCGGTATTATCGTTTAGATAATATAATTCAGGGTCAGGCATATCGTCATAGTTGACTTGTTTATAAGACAAACCATACGCTTCGTTTTGATGAGATTTTATTTCTTCTGATATGTCACCGCTAGTTGACCATGAGATCTCACCTGTAGAAGCTGTATAAAATATATGCCAAATCATATTCCTTTTCCGTTTGTAAAATCT